CCGCAGCCCTCTTTCTGTGCGCAGCGGCGCAACTACCATGCTTGACAACCAAGAGCAGTTTGCACCAACAGGTCGTGGGCGAGAGTTCAGAGACGCCCTTACACGGGCTGTGGGGGCCGCTCCAGGCGTTCCTATGCTAGCGAAGGAGTGGGGATGGTACGCTCGCTAAAGAAAGAATTCAAAGCCGGTAACTTTAAGCAAGTTACTATAAAAGACTCGCGCTTTGGGATTCGTAAACTAAACCTAAACATCGATGACCGCCCAAGCATTCTTACCTATAACAACCCCGGCCGTAACTGGTGGGGCACTAGATAACCCTTTATTTGCTCGGCAAATAGGTTAATCTATTTAAGTATTCGAAAGGAATATCATGCCTACTTACACACCAAAAAGACTATCAGGTCCAACTTCATTGACCACTTCGCCAGTATCTTCGTACACCGTTGGCTCAGGCAAGACTGCTGTTCTAAAGCAGATTCTGTTCAATAACACCAGCACCAGCAGCGTAACTGTGCAAGCCTATGTAGTGCCTGTAGGTGGCTCAGCATCAACTGCAACAGCGATTGTTACCGACTTGGCTCTAGGCCCTAAGTCACAGGTCATCTGGAGCGCAGACATTCCTCTGGCTGCGGCAGAACAGCTTTTCCTATCTGCAGGAACCGGCGCAGTAGTAACTTGCATTTCAAGCGGAATCGAGATTAGCTAATGCCACGCTCAGGTGATATTCAGGTTTATGGCCCTACCATCCTTCCAAACAACGACGATGGTGACCGCAACATTTTTGTCTCTACTGCAGACCCAACATCGGGTCAAGGCCAAGACGGAGATGTCTGGATTAAATACGCGTAGTAGGTAGACATGCCTGACGTATATAGAAATAAAGTTTATGACCTGGGCGCTTGGCGGGACGTCGTCGCTCAGTATGTAAAGGTCGCTGGCTCGTGGGTACCCGTAACTAAGATGTATACCAAAGTGGGCGGTGCCTGGAAGACCTCGTATCCATTTCCACTTTCGCAAGATACTACGCTTTCAGCGCTTACCGTAAACGGCTCAAATGTTTTATCTACTCTCGCATTTGCTGCGCCTAACGGTACTACCTCAGTAACTGTAGCGGCTACGGCTACTAACTCTGCGTCTACAATCACCGGCCTCGGTGTTAAGTCAGTTAGCCTAGCTGGCAACCCGAATAACCTAGATGTAGTTGTTACGGCAGAAGATGGCGTTACTACCAGAACCTACCGAATTGTGGTAACCGTAGCCCCACCGGCCACAGTAACTATCTACTGGGCATATTGCAGTTCAGGCGGGTATCAGCCAACAATTTCTGATAACGCCACTATTACTGGAACTAGCGACCCTACAGTTGCTTGTAATGATAAAAAAGCTCAGTTAGGAAATCCACCTAACTGGGTATGCGGAAGCACACCAGGCCCAAGCCCGTCTCCTAGTTGTGCATCCGTGCCGCCTACCCCATGCTGCACTACAACCTACTCCACCTTTGATGGTAGGGTGGGAAACACCTGCTACTATACTTTCTATCAGACAGACTCCTGCGCCGGAACCACGTGTCCAAATATTTATTACACCACCGTAATACCTTCTGGCGGAAGTTGCCCAGAGTTCTAAGGATAAAATGAGAGCCGTTCTTAAAGTTAAAGTTGGCGATGAATTCGCTGGTGGAATCTCAGTACCTAATCTAGAGACTTCACCCTGGTTAGCTATTTCATCGGCAGACCCACTGTTTATCGTGGATGTTACAGCCTTGCCAGTTGTTCCAGCAGAGGGAAGCGCATGGGACGGGGAACGCTTTGATACGCCATCCACTAGAGCGCCGCTAGCCGGACACATCAGTCTGGCGTTTATCGTGGACGGTAAGTGCGCACACGTGATGCCACTAAGCCCACAATTTAACCCAGCATTGATTGCGGCATTCAGAAGCGGCGCTACATTTGAAGTAGTGCTAGACCCGCCTGCGGACTTTACTTATGACCCAGCTTAGCGACTGGGAAAAGTTTAAGCAGGACTCTCAAGGTTACGCAGAAAACATTGCTAAGTCTGCTAAGCCGTGGGACTTTTTTAATCCTAATACTGAGTACGCAAGCAAAGAAGAAGCCGCTAGACGGCTAGATATCTGTAGGACTTGCCCGTTTGTTATTAAGGCTACTCTTCAGTGCAAGAAGTGCAAATGTTTTATGAAAGCAAAAACAACCTTAGCTCACGCTACTTGTCCTGTAGGTAACTGGTAGACTTTTTGTAATGTCAGCCAAATACTAGGATACACGTTCCATGACCTTAGACCAGACCCTTGCGTTCTTTGCTAGCATCGCCGCTATCTTAACTTTCGTAGGCATCATTGTAGGTAAATTAGTTACCGCCCACACAAACAAAGTAGTCAACTCTTTAGTAAAAGACTATTTATCAGAACTTAAGCCTAACTCGGGCTCTTCAATGCGCGACGAGGTAAAAACCATTAGCACCGGCCTTATAGAACTAAAGGTGGACGTTGCTAGCCTAGAAGGCAAGTTCGACCAACACATCCGAGAAACTTCTCACTAAGTCTGCTAGAATAGGGTGTTCCCCTAGATAGGATAACCATGAAGTGCGATAACTGTACCAACCCAGCAACTTACTTAATTTCAAGCCCAGCGGTAAGCGACGTTAAGTACTGTGTGCGCGACCTTCCTGCGCACCTAAGGATGCAAGCTGCAAACGGTGATTTTGACATTGCTGAGCCTGTTCAGCAGGTTCCAGCAGATGTTATTAAGCCTTCTAAGAAGAAGGCTGTAGAAGAACCTGTTGTAGAAGAGGTCGTTGTAGAAGAGCCAGCAGCTGACCCAGCCGAATAATGAAAATTATTCGCGTAAAGGCCGTTCAGGCCCACGCTGTCCCTAAAAACGTACACAACCCCAGAGGGCCATTTCCGCCTGAGATGCAGGGCTTTAACCCCGGCTATACGGAGTTTGGCGATAATGGGTTTGACTTGTCTACCACTGAGCGCTATGACGAAGACGCACACCCCGCCGCACAGCCAGAAGTAGTGTACGACTACGAGCCAGAAGCTAATGAAGACGGCACGGGGTTTGACCTAGGCGCTACAGCGCAAAACCAATTTAAGCCAGAAAAGCGCTACCGCTGCAGACACTGCAACGTTAGGGTTCTAGAGCACGAGCTTGAAGAGCACGAGTGTGATGAGTAATGCCTATAGTTGACCAGTCCCTTATGGACATGTTTGAGCCAGAGCCGGGAAAAAACGACAAATACGACGCTGTGGCCACGCCGCCTACAATCTCTAGGACTCAGGCCACCACCTCTAGCAACCCATCTAGACCCAGAACTCTCAGCGCCGGTTATGACCCAGAGAGCGAAGTGCTTACTGTTCTATTCCGTGACGGTAAGTGGTGGGAGTACCGAGGCGTCCCTGAGAATATGTGGCAGGACTTTAAGGCCGCTTCCTCTAAGGGTACCTATCTCCGTGAGTCAGGGCTAGACTCCTGGGACGACATGGGGCCCGCTGATATTAGCGGCATGCCACGACACCGCAGAACACAGCTTAACCAGTTGACGGCATGGGCTAATAACATGTATCCTGGTGAAAGACCTTACGAAAGATAACAATGAAATCAATCGGACCACTATACGTAGACACTATAAAACTCAAGCACCCAGTTATGCCGCTGTTTGAGTGGGGCTGGTCTCAAGAGACCTCTTACCCTTTCCGAGAGAGCAAAGTTTGCGCTGTCTTTTGGATTCCGTTTGTCCCGCGCGGCTATGCTATTGGTCTCTGGGGAAAGCCAGTCCGGGAAGACGAGGCTATGAAGCGAGTTACGCGCTTCGGTCGCAGAGACCCTAACGAAATGTCTGTTGAACAGATTAGAGCCTTTACTCAAATTGACCGGGAAGAGGGCTGGTAATGTTTTCCTTCAGAAAAGACAAGACTTGGAATAAACCTTTCTCCGAAAAGATTGCCAAACGCGTAGCCAAGATTCCTACCTTAGATTTGAACGGCTGGGCCGAGCAGGCCATCTATGAAACTGGCAGGCTGTTGACCGCCCACGAGCGTGACCGCACCCCTGAGTCTATGCAGTCGCTCTTGGATGGCGCTGAAGCGGTCCACGCCCTTGTCACTGAGATTAGCAAGAGAACTAATCGCACTTTATAGAATTAAATATTTTTGTGTGCTAACATGGAGAAGCCAACTCCTTCTCTCCCGTGTGGCAACTTAGTAGCCCTGAGTCGTATTGGCTCAGGGCTACTTATTTTTAAGGCATGATATGACGAACCTAGACGACTTCTATGAAGAAGACGAGCTTGACCTCCCCGAGGAGGTAGACGACTTCGCGGAGGAAGAATACGACGACGGCCTGGATGAGCTGTCTCGAGAGTTCGTAGCCACCCTAATCGACAGGATTATGGTATTTATTAAGGCCTTAGTCGGCCACGACCTGCGTGATTATCAGAAGCCGTTGGCTCGTAGAATCATTGAGTCTGTGGTTATTAACGAGGGTGAAGAAATCACCGCCCTAGCCGCCCGTCAGTCAGGTAAGTCTGAGACTGTGGCAGACACAGTAGCCGCCCTAATGGTAATTCTTCCTAGACTTGCCAAGATGTACCCAGAGCTACTAGGGCGCTTTAAAGACGGTTTCCGCGTGGGTCTGTTTGCCCCTGTAGAAGGCCAGGCAGAAACCCTATTTAGCCGTGTTATTTCTCGCCTTACCAGTGACCACGCCCTGGAAATTCTAGGTGACCCTGAGATTGACGACGAGGCTAAAAAAGTTTCAGGCGTTACTAAGCAGGTAAAGCTCATGAACTCGGGTTCTACCGTTATGATGATGACCGCTAACCCTCGAGCAAAGATTGAGTCTAAGACCTTCGACCTTATCGTTATTGATGAGTGCCAGGAAGCGGATGACTTTATCGTGGCTAAATCTATCGGCCCGATGCTTGCATCTACCAACGGTACTATGGTTAAGACGGGCACCCCGACTACCCACAAAAACAACTTCTACCGCGCTATCCAGATGAACAAGCGCCGCCAGACCGGAAGAGGCTCTAGGCAGAACCACTTCCAGTGGGACTGGAAAGATGTGTCTAAGACCAGCCCTGAGTACAATAAGTTTATTAAAAAAGAGGCGCTCAGAATTGGAGAGGATTCAGATGAATTTCAAATGTCATACAACTGCAAGTGGCTCCTTGAACGTGGGATGTTTGTCACGTCTACGGCGATGGATGAGCTCGGTGACACGTCTCAAGAAGTGGTTAAGGCTTGGCACAGAACCCCGGTCATTGTTGGAATTGACCCGGCAAGGAAGATGGACTCCACCGTCGTCACTGTCGTATGGGTGGATTGGGACCGCCCTGATGAATTCGGATTCTACGACCACCGAGTCCTCAACTGGCTCGAAATCCAAGGTGACGACTGGGAAGACCAATACTTCCAGATAGTTAACTTCCTAGAGGGGTACAACGTTCTTGCTGTTGGTGTAGATGCCAACGGTGTGGGTGATGCTGTAGCACAGCGCCTAAAGCTGTTGTTGCCTAGAGCAGAGGTCCACTCTATTGGTTCTAGCCAGCAGGAGCAGTCAAAGCGTTGGAAGCACCTTCGAACCCTGATTGAGCGCAGACTAGTCGGCTGGCCTGCGCACGCTAAGACCCGACGATTGAGGAGCTGGAAGCGCTTCTATCAGCAGATGACTGACCTAGAGGTTAAGTTCCAGGGGCCTAACTTTTTAGCCCATGCGCCAGTAGAGGCTCACGCTCACGACGACTACGCTGACTCATTAGCGATTGCTTGCTCATTGACTATTGAGATGACCATGCCGCAGGTAGAAGTGGCTAGTTCACCATTTTTCAGATAAATGTAGTTTATCCTGAAAAATTAATCTTTTCGGGGAACACTTATATGGAGGCCTCAACCTTTTAGGAGATACTATGTCAATCGCCCCAGCACCAAAGTTCCCAGAGCGTCCGGGAACTACTTACGACCGCAAAATCACTCCAGCAGTTCCTGGCCAGCGTGGACCACTACGCTTCCAAGAGGGTATCGGAACCGACACCGATGTTCCAATGGAGTTTTCTAAGGGAGCTATGCAGGGCTATGTACCTGCAGCCGGTCGTCCAAACCGCAATGCACCTGTACACACCAAGACTGCCCAGGAGACCATGAGTGAGCGTGCTCACGTTGGCTCAGCCTCGTGGGTAGAAGCAACCGACTTCCTACAGGAGTTCTCATCTGGTTCGTTCCAGGACTACGGTCAGAACACCTACGAAGAGAAGTTCGTAAGCGGCTCACACCAGCAGCGCCCAAACCCTGCTCAGGTACAGGACTAAGTTCAAAATAGCTAAACCCCGTCTGCCAATAGGCGGGCGGGGTTTGCCCTCTTAAGGCGGTAGATTATGGCACTGATTAAGGGCCAAGAAGTAAAAGAAACCCCAACGCAGTACCCTGCCAACCCAAGACTTTGGAACATGATTACTACTCAGGCAAAAGTTAAGTTTGCTAAGTATCCTTCTCCGGCGGCAGCCCACTGGGTTCACCAGCGCTACGTGCAGCTAGGTGGTCGCTTTGTTGACTCTAAAAAAGACGTTGACCCGAAGATGCGCGACACTGCCCAAGAGAAAATGGACAAAGAAGAAAAGAAGAGCAAAACTAAGGTTACTAAGGATGTTACAAAGCCAGTAACTCAGGGCAAGCAATTCAAGCGGTAAATATTATTTTACGGTACACTACTAATACATGTTGCACCTCGATAGCGGACTGGAAGCACTAAGCTAATGTCAATTGACTTTTCACCCCCCTCATATAGAGCCGCATCATCCGACCTTACTATCTCCATTTCCCCGCTGGGACTTGTTGAGCTAGCTGATGAAGAGTTTGAGGTCCACGGGCCTCGTCTAAACCGCTACTCACTAAACTGGGCCATGTATCTTGGCCACCACGCTTCGTACCGCCGCCAGGCCGGCGAGCCTTCTATTGTGCTAAATTATTACCGCGCAATCACAGACTTTATTATTAACTTCACCTTTAGCAAGGGCGTCCAGTTCCGCACAGCTAAGGCCAACGAAGCCATCGTGCCAGCGCTTCTAGAGCGCGTCTGGGAAATCGACAACAACAAGGCAACCGTGCTTTGGGAGATTGGTCAGCAGGGCGGTGTCTCTGGAGACTGCTTTATCAAAGTTGCTTACGAAGAGGGGTTCCAAGACTCTGTAGGCGGTATCCACCCAGGTCGCGTCCGTGTCTTGCCGCTTAACTCTTCTTTTGCTTTCCCTGAGTTCCACCCTCACGACCGCGAGCGCCTTATCCGTTTTAAGCTCAAGTACCGTTTCTGGGGAACCTCGCTAGAAGGAACTCGCCAGGTTTACACCTATACCGAAATCTTGACTGACGACATGATTGAGGAATACATCAATGACGAGCTAATTGACTCGCGCCCTAATCCACTGGGCATTATTCCTATCATTCACATAGCTAACGTTCGTGTGTCTGGTTCGCCTTGGGGACTGAGCGACTGCAACGAAATCATTAACATCAACCGTAACTATAACGAAATTGCTACGGACATTGCTGACATCGTTAACTACCACGCCGCCCCTGTAACCATCATCACTGGTGCAAAGATTAACCAGCTTGAGAAGGGCGCTAACAAGGTTTGGGGCGGTCTGCCAAAAGACGCTAAGGTCAGTAACCTAGAAGTAGGCGGCTCTGGTCTTAAGGGCGCTATGGAGTTCATGGACCGACTAAAGAAAGCCATGCACGAAATGACTGGTGTACCTGAGACCGCTCTTGGCCAGGCACAGGCTATCTCGAACACCTCAGGTGTTGCGTTGTCCATTCAGTTCCAGCCTTTGATGAACCGCTACCACCAGAAGATTGTTCAGTATGCCCACGGCATCGAGCGCGTAAACGAACTTATCCTTCGTACCCTTGCGCTTAAAGAGCCGGAAACCCTTACTCTTAACCCAGATACCACTACTGCTCCTAAGCCAGACCAACTAGTGCAGCTAGACCCAGCGGACCCAGAAACTTACCGTACCTACTGCCACTTCCCTCCACCGCTACCACTCGACAAGCTAATCGTCTTGAACGAGGTGCAGTCGCTATTGTCTCTAGGCTTGCAGTCTAAGGAAGGCGCTTTGCGTGACCTTGGCGAGGAGTTCCCAGAGTCGAAGCTTCAGGAGATTCGTCAGGAGCTTATTGACGACGCTCTTGCTGAGGGCTCACTGAATTTGATTAAGACTGAGATTCAGAACGAGATTATGTCTCTTACCGGAATGTCCGTAGACCCTAACGGTAATGCCATGCCAGTAGCACCAGAGCAAGCAGCCGCTGCTCAGCAGGCTAACCCTGGCACCCAAATCCTAGACCCTGCAATTATGGAAAACTTGCAACTTGGTGAGGCGAGCGTAAGAGCTCGACTCGTTACAGAGGCTTACGGAACTAAACTTCCACAGCGCCAAGTCCCGCAAGATTATGAAAAATAGTCAGGGTTTAGCACCAAAAAAATAAAACTATCAAGTCATACTTGATATTGAAAATACACCGAGCGGTCATACGAGTCACGGACGCAAGTCCACATGGAAAACGACCTAAACAAACTAAGGATGCACATGGAAACAGCAGAAAACAACATTGCTGCAGAGGCCTTTTCGGCTGACGCAGGAGTGACTCCAACAGTAGTAAGCACTGACGCTGATGCGCCAGCTGCTACTCCCCTTGTAACTGAATCGACCCCTAGCCCATCAAAGTCTTACAGCGATGATGACCTTGCTAAGGTTCGTGCTCAGGAAAAGGACAAGCTCTATCCGCAGATTGAAAAGTGGAAGACTGAAGCCGAAGAACTTCGCAAGAAGCTAGAAGCCCAGGAAGCCGCAAAGCAGGCGGAAAGAGAAGCTCTAGATGCGGAAGCCCGTGCTAAGGCTGAAGCAGAGATGGACGTACGTGACCTTCTAAAGCAGAAGGAAGCGGAGTTCAACGAGCAGTTGGGGCGTGAGCGTGAGGAACGCGAACGCGCCTTTGCGCTGTTGGAGCGCGAAAAGCAGTTTGCTGACCTCCAGTCTTTTAGAAGTGAAGTTCTAGAGACTGAGCGGGAAAATATCATTCCCGAGCTATTGGACCTCGTAGCGGGTAACACCCGTGAAGAAGTCACACAAAGCATCGAGGGCTTGAAAGAGCGCTCAGCTAAAATTCTTGAGAGTGCTCAGGCAGCAATGCAGAACACTCGTAGGGAAATGACAGGTACAAAGACCACTTTGCCACCTGCCGGGCCACTGGACATTAATTCGGAGCAACGTAACTTTACGGCTGATGAAATCGCAGCCATGCCAATGAACGACTACGCGAAATACCGTCAACGTCTATTGAGTGATAAAGCTCAGGGACGCGGACAGGGACTGTTCGGGAACTAACCTCTCACCCACCAAAAACCACAAAGTCTTTAAGGAGACATAACCATGGCATCAGGTATTACCGGAACCGGCAATCTCGCCGCGTCCCCTACCTCATATTCGGGTACTAACACCCAGCTCACTCAGGCGATTCAGCAAATCTGGTCAAAGGAAATCCTTTTCCAGGCTATGCCTATCCTCCGTTTCGAGCAGTTCGCAGTGAAGAAGACTGAACTTGGTGTTGCACCAGGTCTTCAGATTAACTTCCTACGTTACAACAACCTCGGTGTTGCATCGCCACTTGTCGAAGGTGTTCGTATGCAGACCAACGCTCTAACTGCACAGCAGTTCTCAATCACCGTTTCGGAGCACGGTTACGCACTAGCAGTTTCAGAGCTATTGCTTAACGCTTCGTTCGACGACGTAATGGCTTCGGCTTCACGTCTCCTAGGCCGTAACATGGCTCTTTACCTAGACAAGTTGTCACGCGACACTCTATACAGCGCGACTTCAACCATCTTTGGTGAGGACCGCTCAGGTCTTGCTGGTGTAAACAACTGGTACGCACCTGGTACTAACGGCACCACCCGTGCATCGATGACTGGTCAGTACTTCTTGACCCCTCGCACCGTTAAGGATGCAGTTGAGACCCTCTCGACCAAGAACATCCCAAGACTAGGCGAGACCTACGTTGCATTCGTTCACCCTCACCAGTCACGTAAGCTACGTGACATGCCAGAGTTCATTGAAGTCACCAAGTACGCAGCACCTGGTAACTTCATGCTTGGTGAAATCGGCCGTCTATACGACACCGTATTCATCGAGACCACTCAGGTTCGCAAGGTTGTTGGCGGTGCTGGCGCGAGCTACACCACTGACACCGCAGTTACCCCAACCGTAACTCCTGGTGGTGGCTACATCACCCCAGCAGAGTTCACTGGTAACGGTGGCTCAGACCGCTACGACGCCATCTTCATTGGTGACAACGCATTCGGTCACGCTATCTCACTTCCAGTTGAGCTCCGCGATGGTGGTATCCTCGACTTCGGTCGTGAGCACGCACTAGCATGGTACTCAATCTTCGGTCTTGGTCTAATCACTGACCAGGCTGTTGTGATTGCAGAAACCAACTAGTAACAATTTGTCGAGGGGGGTCAGCAATGGCCCCCCTTTTCAAACCCAAATCAGCTATTAATTAGGAGAATATACCGTGGCAACACAAAAGAAACCGTCTGATTTTACCGGACGCCAGCGCGACCAGCTACAGGCTGAGGCGATTGAAAAGCAGCAAGAAGCTGCAAACCAGATGGCAATGGCTACCGCTGAGGCAGCCTTTAAGTCAGAGTACGAAGTGCTCGATGCAACAAAGCCAAACGTGGTTCAAACCATCGTCGTAGAAGAGATTAAGAAAACCTCAGAGAATGCCTCTGTAGTAATCCGTGTCTCTGAAGACATTGAATCAATGACCTTAGGCGCTGGAAACTACTTTAGTTTTAAGGCGGGTCAGAAATACGAAGTGACCGCAGAGGTGGCAGCCCACCTTGAAGCAAAGGGTTACTTGTCGGCTAGACTCTAAGCCTACCAAAACAGAGACAGCGGGCTGCGGCCCGCTGTTTTTGTTTGCCCAGACTTTTTAGCCTCAATAAGGCACCATAGGAATAGCGAATTGTAAAGGGTTACCGATGGCAACTTTGTTGGACTTAACGTCCAGGGTACGAACTGAGCTCAACGACCAGGCGAGGCAGTTCAGTAAGTCATTCACGGGCGACGGCGTAACTAAAGATTTTGTTTTAGGTTACAAGCCTATCGACGCCAACACCCTTCTTGTCACCGTAGGTAGCACTACCCTCGCAAACCCCGCAGGATACACTGTAGAGCCACAGATTGGCGTTATCCACACCACTACCGCACCGGCTCTAAACGCCGCTGTACGGGTCGTAGGAAGCGTTTACAGGTACTTTTCTGACGCCGACATCGAATACTTTGTTAACACCGCTGTCACCCAGCACACCTACAACCGTAGCGATGGATTTGGTAGACAGATGACTATAAGTTTGTTGCCAGAGGTCGAGGCCTACCCCGTCACGATTCTCGCAACCATAGAGGCTCTATACGCCCTGGCAACAGATGCTTCATTCGACATCGACATCCAAGCCCCGGATGGCGTGAGTATCCCACGTTCGCAACGCTACAGCCAACTAATGAGCCTTATTGCCCAGCGTCAGGAGCAATACAGGACTATCTGCGCTGCTCTTAACATTGGCTTGGGCCGTGTAGAAATCGGTATTTTGCGCCGCATTAGCCGCACAACTAACAAGCTTGTTCCCGTTTACATGTCTCAGGAAGTGGATGACGGACGTAAGCCAGAGCGCGTCTACATGCAGAACGACCTTACTGGCCGTACTCCGCTGCCTACTACTGTCGGTATCTACGACCTTATTATCGAAGAGGGAGACAGCTTCTCTGTAACTCTGGATTTCCCTGACGACACTAACTTTAACGATTTGGTGTTCAAATCACAGATTCGTACTTATCCTGGGTCTCCTACGCTATGGGCAACCATGGGCGTTGCTGTAAACAACTCCACTTTAAAGAAGCTAACTGTCTCGCTAACTAAAGAACAAACAGACGTTCTACCCGTTAGATGCGCGTGGGATATCCAAGCCACTTCCATAAGTGACCCAACCTTTGAGCGTACCTACCTTCGTGGCCAGGTATTTGTTAACAGACAGGTGACCGAAGCCTAATGGCCGATACAATTATTGTCACACCATCCCCCGCAGTAGAGGTGGGAGTGTTCTCTGGTCAACCTGGTCCTCAGGGAGTTCCGGGACCTGCTGGACCTACGGGACCTACGGGACCTACGGGACCCGGAGTAACAACGCAACAAATTTTGGACGTGATTGTTCCGGCAGTCTCGTACAGGCATACACAATCCGCGGCATTAACTACTTGGACAATAACTCATAATCTTAAATTCCGCCCTAACGTTACGGTGTTTGATAGCGCCGGCAATACTGCAGAGGGCAATGTGACCCACACAAGCACCGATGCCCTAACCATCCAGTTCTCAGCGGCTATCTCTGGAACTGCAGTCCTCTCCTAAAAAAGAAAGAAAAAAATGGCAAGACAATTTCTAACAGGTATTGACCTGAATAAAAACGAGCTATTGAATGCTCGTATTCAAAACCTTGCGAGCGCACCTTCTAGCCCAGTTGCCGGTCAGATTTATTACAACACTGGCGATAACACCCTCCGCTACTACAGCGGCGCTGCGTGGATTACCTTGGCTCAAGGTGGCGATGTAACTAGCGCAATCACTGCTGCTATCAATGCCCTAACCACCTCAGACATTGAAGAGGGTACCAACCTATACTTCACCGACGAGCGTGCTCAGGACGCCATAGCAACCGCAATTGCTGCTGGAACGCACTCAAACATCACTATTACTTATGATGACTCAACCAACAAGTTTACTTTTGCAGCCGAGAACGGCGTTGCTGACTCAACTACTGACAACCTAACTGAAGGTAGCACCAACAAGTACTTTACCGACGAACGTGCCCAGGATGCAATCGGTAACGCAGTTGGAACTGGCTTGTCATACAACGACACAACTGGCGCAATTTCGGTAGACACAAACACTATCGCTAGCAAAACCTACGTTGACGGTCTTGTTCAGGGTCTAAGCGTCAAGGATTCAGTTCGTGCTGCAACTGCAGTTGCTGGAACTCTTGCAACTAGTTTTGAAAACGGCGACACCGTTGGTGGAGTTGTCGTTGCTACTGGTGACCGCATTCTTATCAAGAACCAAGCAGACGGTCTAGAAAACGGTATCTACGTAGTTGCAGCATCTGGTGCCCCAGCCCGTGCCGCAGACGCTGACCCCACCGCTAGCGAACTAGATGAAGGCTCATACGTTCTTGTAACTGAAGGAACCTATGCTGCTACTGGATGGCTTGTTACTGACAATAGTTCGGGCGGAATCACCTGGACCCAGTTCTCGGCTGCTAACGAGTACACTGACGGCGATGGTATCGCTATTGCTGGAAACGTAATCTCTGCAGACATCGTCGCTAACAGCGGTCTAAAGATTTCTAGCAACAAGTTGGATGTAAACCTTCAAGCTCTCGGTGGTCTAGGTGCAGACGTTCTGGGTAGCGGTATCTTTGTAAGTACTGGTACTGGACTCACTAAAGATGGCATAACTGGTGCTGTCAAACTTGACACCTCAAACGGCTACGGTGTGCGAAAGTATGCAGTCAACAACGGCGCACTGACCGCTTCGAGCGGTGTGGTTACCTTTACCGTGACCCACAACCTTGGCACCTCGGACGTAACCGTACAGCTTCGCAACCTCACCAGCAAGGAACTAGTAGAGGTAGACGTGGTAATCACTGATAACAACACCGTCACTCTATCGTGGGTCTCTGGTGGCGAGTTGGCAGATGCTTACCGTGTAGTAGTAGTTGGCTAATAAGGAATCATCTTGGCAAGACAGTTTTTAACACCAGTACAGCTGCCTACGGGCTCTGCTAGCCCTGCTAGCGGAGCTCTAGGTTCGCTGTTCTATCGTTCAGACTTAAGCCAAATAGTATTCTATAATGGTACTGAGTGGGTAGCACTCAGTACTGGAACAACATCAGAGCCAGTAGACGGAGGAAGTTCCTCTGGATACCTTTCCGTAGTAGACGGTGGCTCTGCTTCAACAACCGAATTCGAAGCCGTACTTGACGGCGGAAATGCGAGTAGCTTCTAATGGCAATTGAACAAATTAAAGTTCGTCGAGATACAGCGGCCAACTGGACAAGCAACAATCCCACCCTAGCTGCGGGTGAGATTGGCTTTGAGACAGATACCGGTCGTTTTAAGATTGGTAATGGAAGCACGGCTTGGACTTCTCGTACGTATGCCGCACCTGCAATTAACGCCGTGGTTGACCACGCCGCCCTAACTACAAGCGTACATGGAATTGAAAACACCGCAAACCTTGTTGTGACTGCAGACTTGGCTTCTCTGGCTCCTCTTGCTGGCCCTACTTTCAGCGGCACTGTGACCCTCCCTAACACGACTTCAATTGGTGACGTAAGTGCCACTGAGATTGCATACGTAAACGGCGTTACAAGCGCCATACAGACCCAACTAGACGCAAAGCTAGCCTCTGCTACTGCCTCTACTACTTACGCTCCACTGTCCAACCCTACGTTCACTGGGACCGTTGTTCTTCCAAACACTACCTCGGTTGGAGACGTTAGCAGCACTGAACTCGGATACGTAAACGGTGTGACCTCGGCAATCCAAACTCAGCTAGACGCCAAGGCTCCTATTGCAAATCCAACCTTTACTGGAACCGTTGCAGGTATTACCAAATCTATGGTGGGTCTTGGTAGCGTAAATGATACTGCTGACGCTGACAAGCCTGTGTCTACCGCAACCCAGACTGCACTTGATGCAAAACTGAGCCTTGCTGGTGGAACTATGACCGGCAAGATTACGCTTGACGGAGACCCAACCCAAGCACTACACGCTGCTACTAAGCAGTACGTCGACAACATCTCTGCGGGTCTGCACGTACACGAAGCAGTAAACGCCGCCACGCCTGCCACGCTAGCTAGCCTTGTGTCTTCTACCGTAACTTACGACAACGGCACCGCTGGTGTTGGCGCAACCCTAACCCTTGGCGCTAACCTGACGACTCTAGATGGCTACACCCTAGTTAACGGTGACCGCATCTTGGTTAAGAACGAGGCCACTACGGCCCATAATGGTATCTATGTAAGAACGTCTGCAACAGTGCTAACTCGAGCAGACGACTTCAACTCACCGGCTGAAATTGCCGGCGGTGACTTTATCTTTGTAGAGAACGGGACTCTATACAACAGCACTGGCTGGGTAGTAGAGAATGAGGTAACCACCGTAGGAACCGACGCAGTTCTCTGGGCGCAGTTCTCCGGGGCGGGCACAGTTACCGCAGGAACCAACGTAAGCGTTTCAGGCCTTCAGGTGTCCGTAGTAGATGCTCCGACATTCTCCGGACTAGTGACTGCTTCGGCTACTGGCGTGGCTTTTTCGGACGGTACGCAGACTAAAATTGGTGTTCCGTCAATCACAACCATTTCGCAGAAGACCGACTCGTACACACTCGCCTCTTTGACAGAGCGTGACACAATTATTGAGATTAGCAAGGGTAGCGCAACCACGTTGACTATCCCTGCGGACAGCACCGTAAACTATCCAGTAGGAACTACGCTTGACGTTATCCAGACAGGCTCTGGTCAGGTAACTATTGCCGGTGCCGGCGGAGTTACTGTGAACGCTACTCCAGGACTAAAGCTAAGGACTCAGTGGTCATCTGCTACACTATTAAAACGAGCCGCAGATACTTGGCTGGTATTTGGCGACCTAACTGCATAATAAGGATTACTAATGAGTAAACGAGCCGGAAGAAAGTCTCAGCAGCAAAACGACTTTTTGCAGCCTTCAGCCCCAGTAAGCGTATCTGCTACCGATGTCGGAACAAACCGTGCCTTTAACAATGGTGCGGCTAGCGTAAGTTTCAGCTTACCTGGCGGTTCTCCTGCTGCTACGTCTTTTACAGCCACCTCTAGTCCGGGTAGTTTTACCGCAACAGGCTCGTCTTCCCCCCTAACAGTTGAGGGTCTGCAATCTTCTACGTCTTACACGTTCACCGTAACCGCTAGCAACGCCTCTGGCACTTCTGCGGCCTCTTCTGCATCAAGCGCAATAACCGCTACTACAGTCCCTGCTACTATTGGTACACCGACTGCCACCGCTGGAGTTGACTCAGACAGCCTATCTTGGACTGCCCCGTCTACTGGCGGTTCGGCTATCTCTCTTTATCGTTGGACCTCGTCTGACGGAAAGACTGGAACAACTACCTCGACTTCTGTAACAATTAGTCAGGAAGCCAGCACTTCTCAGACGTATCAGGTTCGTGCAGAAAATGCCAACGGTAATGGTACCTACTCTGCCAACTCTAACATTGTTACCACAGTGCCACCATACTTTCCACCCTACTTCCCGCCTTACTTTCCCCCGTACTTCCCGCCAACCTTTGGGCCATATTTTCCACCATACTTCGGTGGGTTTGGCGCATACACATAAAATAACAACTAGGAGAAATAAATGACTGAAAGAACATGGACATCAGAAGAACAACTAGCCCCAGGAATTTATGTCTACCATGACGCACTTCCTAACGGTATGGAAGTCATCAAGCAACTTGAGGCTGTTTTAGAGGACCCTGGAAGTCAGTATAAATATGCTGAGGCTATGGTCGGCTACGCACAAAAGATGCCTGAGTACCGTGACTGCTACGACTTTAAATACAAGCGCACCGACATAGACAGAGACCAGTCTGCGTACGGTGACGAGCTTCGAGCAGTCTGGGATGTAGTTCACGCCTCTATGGTGGGCCCAGTTGCGGATTACTGCAGAAAGTTTCCTATCGGCGAGCTTCGCTACTGGGAAGCCAATAACTTTATCAAGTACGGTCCTGGGCAGCATTTCCAGGAGCACACAGACCACGGCTTTTCTTACAACAGCACGCTGTCTGCGGTACTTTACCCTAATGATGACTACGAAGGCGGAGAACTATTCTTCCGCTTACAGGGTCTCAATGTAAAAGCAAAGGCCGGAGACCTATTCCTGTTCCCATCTAACTTCATGTACCCACACCGAGCCATGCCGGTAACTTCTGGGTTTAAGTACTCTATTGTTACTATGCTTGATTACAGCGCTAAGTTCCACACCCCAGAGATGTACCAGGAGACTGGAAACTAGTATACTGTTGGTCTCTATTCGTAACACTAATTTAGGATTAACAATTGACAAACATAATTAAGCTATTTTCTAACCGCCCATGGCTAACTCCCAACAGCATTTCAAAGCCTGAGCCTGTAATAAAAACTATACCTGATTGGTATAGAAAAGGGGACAAATTTGCAATAGACCCCCTGACCAATGAGGCGTGGATAGGCCCAGATGGCGGCAAGATGCCTACTTGGAAAGCTTGCCCGGCAATCTTTGATGTGATGGGGGCCGGGTATGGCCTTAAGACTCCGTGTGATTTAGAGTTTTATCTAGACCAGTCGGGAGTTATACAGGTACGTATAGAGAACCCTATGTATCAGGACTTTTGTCATAAACGCCCTCCAATGTCGCAGTTTCAAAATCCTCACGGCTACCACCCTCACCACTTTGCTTGGTACCCCGATTGGTCTGTTGGCGTTCCCGAAGGATACAGCGTTCTTTACACGCAGCCTCTAAACAGGTTTGAGCTACCATTTTTAACTACTAGCGGAGTTGTTGATAATGATGCGGTAACCCACCCTGGCATGATACCGTTTTTTATTAGCAACTCTTTCGTTGGGATTATCCCCGCAGGCACCGTCTACGCTCAAATGTTACCGTTTAAACGGGATGACTGGGAATCTGAAACAGTCATTCAGTCATTAGAAGAAATGGCTGCGAAGCACGAGGAAATTGTAGAGA